AGAAATATATAGTAAGATAGGAGAACTATGGCAACACAAGAAGAACTACAAGCGTTAGCTGACCAAGAGATTGAAGATGCTAAACCTTTATACAAGCAAGTTAATAATGAGCGTATGGAATTTTCTGAAGCTGATTATGCACAAGCTAAAACTGATTTAGGTAATAGCAAGTGGCAAGAACAACAGTTTGGTTATGTTCAAGCTAGGCAAGAAGCGTATGGAGATTTGGCTTCACAGCTTGATATGCAGTACTGGGATTTAGTCAATGACACAACAACTTGGAAAGACCACATAGCACAAGTTAAAGCTGACAATCCAAAACCAGAATAATTGACAGAACTCCAAAGAATGCGAGAAATCGCATTAGAACGAGCCAATAACAGATGCGAATGGGCAGATTGTATAAATTATAACCAAAGACTTGAGATGGCACACTTAGTTGATATTGGTATGGGCGGTTCTAAAACACGCAAATACGATATAGAAAATGTTGCTATGCTATGTAAACTTCATCACGATTTATATGATGGGCGTTCAGTATCTCTAGCAAAAAAAGAATATAGAGCATTACTGAAAAGTTATTTAGGTTATGCAAGAAACCAATAAGTTTTGAGATTAATATAACATAATAAGAAAGTTGGAAATATGAAACTTGATGTAGTAAGAACTCAGTTTGGTGCTGATGCAACCAATGGCATGCTATTTATTGATGGAGTCTTTGAATGTTATACATTAGAAGATGAAGTGAGAGATGTAAAAGTTATGCATGAAACTGCAATACCACTTGGCGAGTATGAAATTAAATACAGAACAGTTGGTGGTTGGTTTACCAGAGAAAAAGCAAGATACGATAAAAAGTTTGGAGCTGGTTGGTTTAAAGGAATGCTTGAGTTACAAGATGTACCAAACTTCACTTATGTATTAATACATAGCGGTAATACAGATGAATCGACATCAGCGTGTTTGCTTCTGGGAAATACTCAACAAGATTTAGATATGGGTAAAGATGGGTTTATCGGAAGTTCCAGATTGGCGTATGAATCCTTCTACCCGAAAATGCGAGATGCTTTAGATGCTGGGGAAAAAGTTACAATCAGATATTCAAATATAAATTTTGATGATAAGCCAATGCCATCTAACAAAGCAACTGAAGATGTTGTCTTATCAAAAGCCATTGATGATAAGTTTGACAAAATATTAAAAGAACTAAAAAACTTAAGGAGTGCAGTATTCACAGTTAAAAATATTACTTGATAATTAACTGCCCTACTTGCAATCAACCACTGGAATATAATTCTGTAAATAGTAAGCCGACTTTTTCTTGTACTAATAAAAATTGTCGAAATTATAATGTCGTGCAAATTGGTGGTAAGATGCATGAAGAAGAATAGGAGATTATGAAAAATAAAGAATATTGGAAATTTATTTTAAGTAAAGCATTCAGAACTGGACTACAATCTGCAATTTCATTGTATCTTGCTAACTCCAGTGGAATCATAGATGCAAACATGATTGAGCTAATTGGTGTGGCATTTATGTCATCAGCTTTGAGCGTAATTCAGAATGGGCTAGAACAAGCAAAGCCAAAATACACATTCGAAGAAGGTAAGTAATGGATTGTTGCGGTAGCTGTTGTTGCGGAGATAAATAGATGTGGCGAGAAGGATTAACGAACTATTTAATTATCTTTTAGTTCTATTTTTAATTACACCTTCTCCAGTGTTCGCTGACCATGTGCCAACACAACCACCTTACAATCAGTCAATAGCTTTAGATAGTACAACTGGAGATTTGACCATTGGAATATATTCTTCTGATGGATTTGAAGATAGCCCACCAGAGAAATACACAATATGGTTTGATATAAGCGATAGTGCTTTAGATACTTCTACTGCATTTTGTATCTCTACTTCTTTTGGTCATGGCACAAACTTAACTTGGCAATATCATGTTTTCGATTTAGATGATTTGAAATATTATTTTGAGAATCCTTATGGCACATTCAGAACTAAGATACGAGCAGATAATGACACTGATAACAGTTACAGCACATTAACAGCTGAACAGAATATAACTATTCCTAATCAAGAGCCGTTTGTAAGTTCAGAGAACTGGACTGCACCTAGTAGCACTTGTAACGATACTTCTACCACAACTACTACAACCAGCTCTACAACAAGCTCCAGCACGACTTCAAGCACTGTACCAATCACTGCACCTAATGCTCCAACTAATGTATCTGTAAATTATGGTGGGGAAGATGTTTATTTTTCTTGGGAATATGAAGCTGGAGAAATAGATGTTGTAGAGTTTCATATCAATTACAGTTACGATAATCAAACTTGGACAAGAGTAGTTATTGATGATACAACTGCAAGAACTTATACCTTAGATAAATCTTTTATTCAGACTGGTACTTTTTATTGGGAGATAGCATCTTGTGGAGATTTAGAAAATAATCAATCATGTGCCAATGGAGATAGTAATAATTTTGAGACTACTGAATATGTGCCACCGACTACTACAACACTTCCGCCACCACCGCCACCACCGCCACCACCAACAACTACGACTACTTTATATATTGTTGTAAATGAAGATGGTTCAGAATCTGAATATACAAAAGAAGAAGTAGAAGATGGAACTGTTGAGAGAGATAGTGAGCGTAAAGCTAATGAAGAGAAGTGGGGTTGCTATATCACTGACATTGCCCTTCTTCGTGGAGACTGCCCAGCTTACAATGATTCACTTGTAGAAGATAAAGAAGAAGAAATTATAATAGAGATTAATGAAGAAGAACCAGATACCGAAGGAGAGCTTCCTAAAGATGATGATGTGGTATCTGATGTGGTCGATAAAGATGAAGATAAAGATATTGAACCCATTAAAGAAGATGAATTTATTAAAGAAGAAATTGAAATTGATATTGAACAGATAGAAGAAGAGTTTGAGATAGAGGTAGACATTATTGAACTACCAGAAATAATAATTATTGAAGAGGAGATTTTAGATGAAGAAGAAATTGAAGAACCTATTAAAGAAGATGAAGAACCTATTGAAGAAGTTTTTGAAGAAGATGAAGTTGTGGATATTATCCCAGATAGACAAGAAGAAGTGGGTGGAAGAGATAACGAAGAACCAGTAGAAGAATTATCTGAAGAAGAGATACAAGAAGAAGTAAAGCAAGTTGAAGAGATAGTCAAAGCTCCAGTAGTGGAAGAAGATATCTCTGAAGAAGAGAAGGAAGAAATAATTGAAGAGTATGTGGAAGAGCTGGAGACAGAGCAAGTTGTCGAAATACTTGATGAAGTTGCTGATGTCAGAGTGGAGAATCTTAAACAAGTTAGCGAAGATGTTATTGAAGTTGTAGCTAAGGTTGTAGAAAAAGCAGTTGAAGAAATAGAAGAGCTTGATGATGAACAGAAGGAAGTTGTTGGAGAAGTTCTGGGATTTGATGAAGAGACTGCAAAAGAAGATGTCGAGATAATTGCAGAGCAAGCAAAAGAAGATGAAGTCATAGCAGAAGCTGTTGAAGTATTCGTAGAGAGAGCAGTAGAGAACGCAGATGATTCTATCCTTCCATATACTCTTGCTGATGTTGTAGTGGAGATTCAGTTTGAAGAATTCGTAGCTGACCCGATTGGTGCTATTATAGATATCGATTTACAAGATATAACTATAAGTGAGATTGGAGCAGACTTAACTACTGACCAGAAGGAAAAAGCACAAGAAGTAATCGTGCCAACAATTTTAGTTAGGGTTGCTTCACTGGCACTATTGAGAAGAGAAGTATGATTAAAAAATTATGGGATTGGTTTGTAACAGCAATCAAAGAGACATTGAATCTAAGCTGGACATTGTCTGGGCTTGCCATTGCGGTTCTTACTTTGAGTGGCTCGGCTCGTGATATAACTTTAGTAGCAACAATAATTACATTGGCAATCTGGTTACTTACAATAGGATTTAGAAAATGAGTGCTGGCAATGGCTACACACAAAAAGAGATGCTCCAACTTCTCATTGATGGTCAGAATAGATTGCATGATAGGATTGATGACTTGGAAGACAAAGTCTCTGGCAAAGTTGGAAGGCAAGAGCTCTTTGGTTGGGTAACTGCTGGAGTGGTTTCATTGACAGGTCTTATGGCATTTTTCGGCTAAAAATTACAAAAAATTTAAAAAAAAATAAAAAAAATTTTACCTTAATTTAGACCCTATAATCATTGGCTTATTTGTATGGTTTTTTCTATATTTCTATACAATCAACAATTTTTGATTTGTAATCTTTGATAATATGATATACTACTTACATAAGAAAACAAAGGAGACACATAATTTAGACCAAGCGGTAAATCTTCCGAATCGACCTTCGGTAGCCGACAAAGACCACCAGCTAGTGAGTTATAGAGCCAAGACAAAACAATCGTTCCGATACAGTACCAAACATTTATCAAGCATTGGTTAGCCATCTCGTTGAGCCATCAACATTGCAATCGCAGGAGTTCCTAGTTTAGATAAAATATGTTCAGCGGTAGTAACTCGACAAAGAGTGAAGACTGTTGCTAAGGAGATGATTGTAACTAGATTTTTGCAAACTGCTCATCTACTCGGTGGGCAGGTTGGAACAATCAGTTCCTACTAAAATACAAAAGGAGAACAAAATGAATTGCTTAGTATGTGGAGATAATTTATCTGACATGGGATTTGGTTATATGAAAAGACAAAAAACAAAATGCCAGAGAAAACTTAAAGCAAAGTAACTATCTAACAGCTCT